ATTTGAAGGGCTGACAAAGTAAACTGAAGGCTCATCAACGGAGAACCGCATGATTACCATAGACGAAATTGAATACACTGAAGAAGACCTTAGTGAAGACGCTAAGATCCGAGCCGGGCGCATCGGTTCGCTGAGAAACGAGATTGTGGAGCTTATCTTGCGCCAGCAAGAAGCCGAGCAGTCAATCAGGTTCCACGCCCAGCAAATCAAGGCTGAGATGGAACCGGAAGAAGCCGAGATAATAGAGGAATAACTATGAAGTGGGATGCTATCAAGGGAATCGTAGGCGCTGTTGCACCAACCATTGGAGCCGCTATCGGTGGACCAGTTGGTGGTGGTGCCGGCAAGGTGCTCGCCCAGGTACTAGGTGTCGCTGCGGAACCACAGGCAGTACAGAAGGCTCTTAGTGAAGCGTCCCCTGAACAACTTGCTGAAATCAAGAAGGCTGACCTGGCGTACAAGACCAGGCTGGCCGAATTAGAGGTCGATATATTCGAGCTAGAAGCTGCGGACATACAGCACGCCAGACAAGCTAACAGCGGTGATTGGACACCAAAGGTCTTAGCTATGTTGGCGTTCCTGTTCTTTGGTGGCTATGTGAGCATGGTCACGCTGATGCCGGAACAGAACGAGGCTATTGTCAATTTGGTTCTAGGTTACCTGGGCGGCATAGTATCGGCAGTGGTATCGTTCTACTTTGGCGCTAGTCACAAGTCAGACAAGTGAAGTACTTCACCCATGCGGAGCTTGCGTGCCAGCATTGCGGCAAGCAGAACATCGATGGCGATTTCATGGAGCTTATGGACTCCATCCGGGCGATGGCTGGCTTTCCCTTCGTGGTGACCAGTGGATACCGATGCCCCGACCATCCCATAGAGGCTAGTAAGAGTTCCCCTGGCGCGCATACTACCGGCAAAGCAATAGACATAGCCGTAAGGGGGAGTCAGGCGTTACGGTTGATTGAGTTGGCCCAGCAAGCCGGGATACAGAGGATTGGGGTGAACCAGAAGGGTGACGGCCGGTTCATACACCTGGATGTGTGCGATGACCGACCAAGCCCTGCTATCTGGTCATACTAGCCAGGAACTCTGACATACGTTCATCTAGCTGCTCCAAGAACAGCCTAACCTCACCTTCAAGCTCTTCAATAACACCAGGCTCTGGGACGTGCCGCACAATCCATATCTGATTCTCTACCGGCAGTCTCGGGTCAAACATCACGAAGTCACACCAATCACGCTGCGTACAGGCAAGCTGCCAGTTCATCTGCGTGACGTAGTTTTCCGGGATGGCGTTGCTCAATACAGTGTTAATCATGGTGGTGGTGCGTGGGCACTTGATTTCAATCAAACCTTTGTCACCGACCAGGCCATCGGGCGATGCACTGGCGTTCTCAATGGTAGGGTGGGGGATGCTTCCCACCTCTACAACATCGACCATGTATTCAAACTCGTACCTAGCTCGCGCGTGAGGCTCAGTCTCTGTGCCCCATTGCATATCCTTGCTCACGAAGTTCTCTGATGGAACGCCGGTCAGGCGCTGCTCCATCAGTTCGTCCATGTAGCGTTTGCGAGACATGCTGTAGCCGCTTTTGGTCTTAGCTATGGCATCATGGCACCTGGAGCCGGTTAGCTTGCCCAGGCGAGCCATGTGCCATTCCTGGCTACCCTGCTCCATTACTGGGAACCTAAACGCTTGATTGCGTTCTTTGCCTGGTCCTCATTGAGCGCGTGGATGTCAGTTACACCATAAGCCGCTGTAACCTTGTCCAGATTGACCTTCTTGGTCTCGGCTAGCTTCATAATCTCCGCAATCACGTCAACCGGGGCTGCGGGTGTAGGCTCCTCGACGCGCTGCATCTCTTCGGCACTGGCAAACTCCTCGCCGGCAAAGCCACAGGCGCTCAGTGCGCGGCCGATAGCGCCGGTCTCGCAGTTCTCAATGGCGTTGGTCTTGTTGATGTTGTTGCTGCCACGACGCTCCTCTGCGTGCCCGGTGGCTACAACCTTGCCTTCCGGTGAGATCACGCAGGCTTTCACCTTTATAACCTCGTTCAGTTCGGTGGCTTCGGTCACGATGCCCCACCCTTCGGATATCGGATGCTTGCTTCTAAACTCAGCAACCCGTAGAGCAACGGTCTTGTATTCCTTGCCCCGGATGTTCACGATTCCATCAGTCATTATCTATCTCCCATAAGTCGATTGTGTATTCATCACACTCTAAGCATTGCCAGCAGGCTTCCCAGCCCGGTTGGTCCCTATCACCCCGCTCGGCTTCCAAAAAGATGAACATAGTGTCCTCTTTGCAAACCGCGCAGGAGTATTCTCTCGTTTCTTCTATCATTTGAACCTCGATGCGTAGGCCAGATCGGCCCATGCCTTTATCTTCACTTTCAAGCCATCAAGATCTGTCAAGACAGCAGGGAACACCTCGCCACCCCAGATCTTGCGGTATCCCTGGACCGTCATTAATTGTGGGTCTCCAACCACCACCAGGACGGTGATGGCTTTGTCTATCTCAGTCAGTCGCTGGAACATTATACGCTGACCAGCAGGTATATCGCCCTGGAACGACTTCCATTCCACCAAGAGAAAGCGACCGTTGATTTCGACTATCCCATCCACATCGCTCATGCCCATCTTTGGCGGCAGGCATTCATCGAACACACCTAGCTTAGGGCACATCTTTTCGTGATAGCAGCCCTGCCGGTCACAGTCCCAGGTTAGGATTCTCATGTTATATAACGACCGCTGTTGACGTTAAGATGGTCGCCAATAAAGCCCCTGTCGCGAAATACAGCCATCGCTCTGGTGCTCGCTCTTCAGGCTGTTCCGCAGGTTCTGTTTGGTTCCGTTGCGTGTCGCTAACCACATCCTTCAAGCAATCAACCTGCTTAATTAGTGCTATCTTGCGTTTATCGCTAGGACTGCTCACAGCAAGTTTTCTGCCCTTTAGATTGTCCATGCATTTAAGAACTTGGGTCTTGGTTGCCTTGAACTGCCGTTTTCTTAACTCGGTGTGTATCCCGTTGTAGGCCATCGGTCCTTTTTCCTCAAGGATGTTTACTACCTGTTTCGATATACCATGTACTGACGCCATTAATTACCTTCCTATACTCAACATTGACAACCAATATACATGAAGTAGTTGCATATGCAAACCTGATATGGCCTAATGCGTTCATGAGCAAAGAAGATTGGATAGAGTTTAAGGTTCGGCTGGTGCGTAGAGACGCATCGCTTACCGACCTTGCCAAGTTTCTAGGCATCACCAGGCAAGCGGTCTGCAAGTGGAGGAATCAGGGTATTCCTGATAACAGGGTTGCAGAGATTGAGCGTTTTCTGGATGATGCAGCGTAACTACCACAGTCCTCTCCCCCCTCCATTGGGGCTGTGATAGGGGCGGCCCAGGAGTTTCTTTCCTTCTCCTGGGTTGCCCAACCTTTTTAAAGCGGGTGTGATGCTGAAGGATGGCCCGGAGCCTTCAGAGACTACGAGACACGGTAGCGAGCACCACCGACAGTTTGCCTGACAGACTAGGTATGAGGGACAGCCACATAGCTGGAACCTAAAACGCGAGTCAGGGGTTGAGTGCTTATACCCGGCGCAGGACGGTGTGTGTCCTGACGGTAGCTCTAGAGTGAAGAATTTGACGATGTGTGGATAACAAGCAGTACGCTTTTCCGTAGATCTTCAATATATCCCCCCACGCGGGGGGGCTAAAGATGAAGAATAGAAAGATAAGGAGCAACGCATGAATCAATCATTCTTGATTGGTAACCTGGGTAGAGACCCGGAACAGAAGCAGACAGCTAACGGCACCACCGTGGTGACTTTTAGCATTGCTACCCGCGATCGCAAAGACGAATCCACCTGGCACAACGTGACAGCCTTCAACAAGACTGCTGAAATCATCATGCAGTATTGCTCGAAGGGGTCCAAGATCGCCATCGTTGGCCGAATCTCTAACCGCCAATACGAAAAGGACGGCGAGAAGAGAACTTGGTCTGAAGTCATAGCAAACGAAGTCGAACTTCTAGACAAGAAAGGCGATAACCCGACTGCCAAACCCGCTCCCGCTCCAGTAACAAAAGAGGATGAATATGAAGATGACATCCCATTTTAAGCACAAGCAGGTAGGCGGTGATCACTATGAGCGGCTGGTTATCCAGCCCATAGAGTTCTGTCTTGGCAACAACCTGGGGCCGTGTGAGACGAACATCGTCAAGTACATCACCCGAGAGAAGAAAGACCCAATCAATGACCTGCGTAAGGCACGCCAGTACGCGCAGTTCATTTTGGAGATGGAATCAAACCCGCCAGGACCGATTCGTTATACTGATTACTCAGTCGCTAATGAACTTAGCTACGCCAAGGGCAAAGCTGTGGAATACGTCGTGAAATGGTCAAAGACCGGCGACACCACAGCACTTGGCAAACTGCTCGAAGTGATTGATGTAATCATCGAAAAGGAAATAGCACCAAAACAAACTGGGGAGTGAGGGGGAACTCATGGATAGACAGATATTTAGAGACTGCTTTAAGCAGTGGTTGGCATACAAGCCAAACAAAAGGAAGGATTGGCCGGTACTGGAAGACATCTACTACCAGGAGCTAAGTCGATTCACGCAGGTGCAACTCATCGAAGCTCTGGGCCGGCTGCTGGCTAAAAACCAGTTCTTCCCAGACATCGCTGAGATAACCAAGGAGGTCTACGCCTTCTCACCTAAGAAGTCCGAAGGTATGGTCTCCAAGCGTGGCGACAGAGAGCGTGAACTGAACGAGTTATGCATCATGGCAGACAGGATGCTGGAGCATAAGCTCGGGGTGGACTTCCACGGCATGTACCTTGAGGGCAAGCCCCTTGAGGTGTCCATGCCGGAAGACCCTCCGCACTGGATGGAAAATCTGGTGGATGCTGCTATAAATAGGTTCTGGCAAACTGAGGAACAGACCTATATGCGCGGCACACTTGGCAAGTCTGTGATTGACGAGGTGATGGGCAGCGGGAGATCGGCAGCATGATGTCTTCGATACCAGAAGAGAAGCGTAAGCTGCGCGAGAACTCCAGCCGATTGGTGGAGGAGTGGTTAGCCAAGGGTAACGAGGTAACCAAATACGACTACGCAATCAGGTCCGAGTCGATGAAAGATGGTGTGAGCCAGTGCGGTATATGCAGGAATTGGAAGCCAATTTCTGCGTTCGCTAACGTGTCTCACCCAGGCCAGTCTAAGTGTGTGAAGTGTGTCGCTATGCATAAGCCAATCAAGGCCGTCAATGGATAACGTCAATTTCATAGCGAAGCCACGAATGATTGAGGCGGCGATTAGACGGACAGAGTCCGAGCTATTCAATATCGATATCGCGTGGGGCGGGAAGGGGCCAAGCCGGTTAGCCGGCCTTGGTCTCAACCTGGATGATGGCGAAGAGCGTAGCAAGGCCACCAGGCGGTTGAGTGAACTAAACACCCTGTTAACCAAGTCTAGGATGATTCATGGCCGCTAAAGCAACACAGCCCAGGAGCCGCAAGCCAACCAAGAAGACAGTTCGCAATCGCGCCTGGCGTATCTGCAGCGAGTACATACGTCGCAAGCACGCCGATGCTGACGGTATGGTCCAATGCACAACCTGTAAGGCAAAGAAGCATTGGCGTCAAATGCATGCCGGTCACTTCATACCCAAGACCTACGACGCGGTCTATTTTATAGAGGAGAACATCTGGCCTCAGTGCGCCGGCTGCAACACCTTCCGTCACGGCGCGCTCATGGAATACACACTGCACATGATAGACACCTATGGCAGAGAGACTGTCGAGTGGTTGCAAGGAAAGGCTAGGGACTCTAAACCGCTCACAGTCGATGAGTTACTAGTATTAGAACAAGAATACAAGGAGTGCCTGGATGAGCTTGGGACGAGAGGACTTTGATTCAGATCACGAGTATCTAGTGTGCTGCATGGCACGCGACATCTACGCGAACAGAAAGAAGAGAGCGATGGTCCCCTCGGGCAAGTATACTTGGGCGAAATGGTTCGATAAGAAGTTTGGTTTGAACTACGAGGCATACATAGATGAGCTTTCAAACAGGGCTAGGGAAAGGTCGGCCTGAGAAAGAGACGAGCAACGATGACCAGGGGCAGATCATATTTTGCCGTCTTTGCAAAGAGCATTTATCAGAAGCCCGGTTCGAGCCACAAAAGCGTGGCTCAAAGGTAGCAAGCTGTAGTAAGTGCCGGCGAGAGGCGATGTACGCCAAGGTGAACGGTGACGTTACATACTACCTAAAGAAACTGCACAGCAGCCTGGGGCACAACAGGAAGAAGCAGGGATACGATTGGAAGGTCACAGTAGATGACTTTGTTGAGATATATGAGAAACAGGACGGACGATGCGCGTTAAGTGGGGTGGTGTTAACCCATTACCGAGACGGCGGTGGAGCAAAATCATTCAACTGCTCAATCGACAGGATCAGTCCGCAGCTAGGATACACAAAGAAGAACATTCAGATTGTGGCGTACAGCGTCAACATGATGAAAGGAACGATGGACGAGTACGAATTCACATGGTGGGTGGACAACATCTACCGACGAAAGGTTAAGGGCGAACAGATTGATGCAGGAATTGAGTGACGAAATAGTTGAGAGAATGAGGGCAATCGACGAATGGACAAGATGGGCAAGTACGCAGCAAAACAACGATTTGAACAGCAACACACTACCAAGTCAGGTAAGCGCGAAGCTGGGGGAAGATGGCGTGAGAATGTTACGCGAGATGTACGCTTCCAAATAGATTGCGCTTCATGCGGTTACAGTTACCGCAGTGACCATCTCCTGGCTCGGTGCCCTAAGTGCATCAGCCCAGTGTTAGTAGTCACTGACCTATCCACAGAAAACGACTAGCCCGTGGAGCGGTCCACAGTCATTATCGGCTCAAAGACAAGGAGCCGACATGGCTGACATCATTGACTTCCCGACAAGGCCCACTGAGCACGTTGTGCTTAGTTGCCCAGACTGTGGCAACTCCCAGTGGATAGTGGACATACACCTAATGCTGATCTGCTCAGAGTGCAGTTGCACATGCCACGCGCTATCTTCGATTACCGAATACCTGCAGGTTGAGTACAGCGAACTGGACTTCAACGACCCGGTATGAACAAGCTGACTCCACACCTGATAGCTGATAGCCCGAGCAAACTAAAGTTCGCCAAGTTCGATATCGACCAGGCAATCAAGAAGCTGAGTGTTATCCACAACGACCAGGTGCCGTTTGCTGCGTCTGTCGCACTGAACAAACTGGCGTTTCAGATTGCGGTAGGCCAGGGCGGTCAAGGCGAGCTTCGTAGACAGGTAGACAAGTATCTAAAGGGCGGTGCAGAGCGGTTTACCAAGCAGGGCTTCCAGTACATCAAGTCCACGAAGAAGAACCTGCAGGCCACGATATTCGCGGAGTTAGACGGGGGTAGAGCGTCTGTAACGGGCGAAACCCGTGGAGGTGGTGGCAGCGGTCGCAAGCGTCGATACCTGGAGAATATCATTGAGGGCGGAACGGTATTGCCGCCTGATAAGCCGCGCAGAACAAACCTGCTGCAGCCCACGAAGGACACGCCCAGGGGCGCTATCAATAAGCATGGCAACATCAAAAAGCATGCATATGCCAAGTACAGGGCGAACACGGACCGATACTTCTACGGATTCCCTGCCGGCAAACCCAAGACCGATAAGTTCCTTGGCCTATATGAACGGGTGGGCGTGAAGCGCAAGAAGGGCGGCACGAAGCTGAAGAAGATCTTCACCACTGGTAACAAGAGCAGACCTATCAGAAGGCTGTTCCCGGCCCGTGACATCGCTTATGGCTACGCTCGCAAGCGCATCATGTTCGAGTTCAACAAGGCGTTGAAGCAGGCAGAGAGGACGCGCAGAGCTTAGTAGAGGCTATCCCACGGAGCTACTTTACTATCCCACGAAGGGGTATTTACTATCCCACGGAGCTACTTTTGGCCTTTACTATCCCACGGAGCATCCAGCGGCCAGGCGCAGCCCATTCCTGGGCGCAAAGGCTATCCCACGGAGGTCATTTACTATCCCACGGAGTGCTGTTTTGGTGCTTACTATCCCACGGAGGTCATTTACTATCCCACGGAGGTCATTTTTGGGGTCAAATGGCCGGATTTCGGGTCCGGCGGCATGCATCGGCGGCAATCGGTCGAAATTGGTGGAAATCGGGCAGAATCTCGCACAATCCCGGAAAATCCGGCGGGATCGCCGGCAATGGGTAGGCAATCGGCCGGGAATCGGGACGCCGGCCAGAATGAGGGCGCGCGGCGCGGAATCGGTCCCGGTTTAACGATAGGCGCGGACTATGAAACCGGCGCGAGCTCACGCCGTTTTGATAGGTTTAGACTATCGACGGGCACCGGCTCTTTTTGCGTATAAAGGAAGCGGCGAGGTTTACATTGTAAATCCGGTCCTGTATAAAATCCCCAGCGCTGCCACGGGGTGGGGGCGCACTGTATAAATAACCAGTAAGGAAAAAGGAAAATGGAAACACGATACGAAAGCTTCTTGGTCTCGAAAGGAATCGCCGATACTCGCGCGCCACAATTGGACCGGGCGATGCGCGAACTGTTTAGCGCCTACTGCGCGCTGGATTCATGGCAGCGCGAAAGCTTCAATCACATCGTCGCCGAGCGGACCGTTCGCGAGGTGCTGATTCAGTATGCCGAAACCGAACCCGGCAACAATACCGACCTGTAACCCGAACCAAAAAAGGAATACACACAATGACATTCGAACTACCTAAAAAAGCCGAGTACTTAAAAGCCGCCAAATCTGTGCGCGCGATAAATCCGGCGCATCAATCCGCCGTGCGTAATTGGGCGCGCGCCATGCGCCTCGTTGATTTCAGCGTCGATTGCGCCGTGATCTGCGAGTTCACTTATGACGAAGGAAGGTATCTGGCTGCCGAGGAACGGCACTGGGACCGGGCGCAAGAGATTGCCTATACCTTGCCCAAACGCGAACTGGCGAACGCCGCCAAACAATTGATGGCCGCATGTAATGGCGGCACGGCCGCCGCTTAGATTCTGGGTCCAACGTCGAGCGCATGGGGATGCGCTCCGCGATGCATCCCGCATCAACAAAAAAGGAAAACACACAATGCAAAATGCAATTCTAGCCACAACATGGTGCGCGATAACCGCGCTGCTATTAATGGTCGCCATCGCCGGCGGCGCTACTCTTTACGCTTTTACGTTCGCCGCGACTATATCCGCGCTCGCCGCTGCTGCTAGTTTTGGAGGCGCGCTGATCATCCGAGCATTGGAGGGCGGCAA